CACCACCTGCTAGATGATGACGTATTGCGCTACGTTGCTCCTCTATACGGTTCAACACCGTTAGGAATATGCTCTGCTCCACGTATTAGTCCCTATCGTTTATGTCTCTAGCTGCTTCCATCGCTAGTTTAATAGCTGTGGTATCTTCTTCTGTTTGCAACTCGGCTACTTTTAGCTGTATGTTAGCCGCTGCTTTGGCGTTGTCAGCTTCCATGCGACCTTCTTGGAGACCGACATTTGCCCGTTTATTCTCCATATCAAGCTGCAGCTTTGCCTGATCCATCTTTATCATGTGCTGAAGCTCTTGCTCTTTGATAGCCATCTCACGCTGCTGTAGCTGTGTCAGAGGGTCTGCCTGTTGTTTGGCGTTCTCCTCTGCGGATGCCTCGGCTTGATCCTTCTTGAGTAGCTGTCCTGCCGCCTGTGCGACCACCTTAGACAGTTCGCGCTCTACAGACTCTGGTAGTGGCTCATCTTGATCAGGTAGCTCTGTGCCTAGCTGTGCTTCGATCTCTTTGCGATACTGCAATGCTATGTGTTCTGTGACGTGAGACTGCATAGCCGCTGATATGGCCTCTGCAAATGGCGACTGACCTACAATCTGCTGTATCTTGGGGTCTTGTAGCGCCGCCATGTGAGTCATAATGTGTGCTTCGTGATCTTGGTATGAAAACGCTTTTACAGGCTCTTGCTTCATTATCGACATATTCTCAGACACAGGATCAGCAGGTTTGATATCGTCGGGCAGTTTTATAATATCTTCTGCGTCTGGAATACCCAGAACCTCAAGCATTTGACGGTGTAGTTTACCTAGATCATACAACTGTGGTGCTTGTTGCGACATTTGTAAGGCTGCTTGGTACTGCATAATACGCTGCGCCATAGTAGCGGCGTTAGGGTCAGACACGGGTACTACGTCTACACGTCCATCAAAGTCGGCTGCACGATCCGCAGGCTCGTCCATCTCATACGCATACTCAGACGGCATATAATCATGCACGATACGTGCTAGGATGCGTAGCTCTTCCTTCATAGCTGCATGTAGACGCGCTTGTACGCCCGACATGACCTTCATAGACCGTTCCATAAGCGCCAGTGTGGTGCCCACAGGAGCCTGTGCGTTCATATCCCCTACCTGCATGTCCCCTACAGAGCCAATGCGCCGTCCTTCCTCAACCACGTTGTTTAGGAGGGTATACAGCACCTGTGACGGCTCTTTATACGGTAGAAAGGTAATAGAATCCTTAATCGCCCCACCCGGAACGTCAACATCCCTAAATTCTCCGGGCATCAGGGGCGTATTATCCCCTTTTATCCGCATACCACGCGATTTCAGACCCGCTGGCAGGTTAGATAGTGTCCCAGCGTCGATAAGCTGCCGCATAATGGACGTAGCGGACTTTGCCAGCCCACCTATAGTGTGAATTAAGCCTGTCCCGTAGAACCCCATCCCCGGCAGGTACGGATAATGTACAAAATGGCTGCGTTTCCGCCTCTTTTTGTCATCTTCGTACCAATTTCTACGTATCGCTAGAATTGAACGCGATGATTTGTCCATTGTAATCACAAATGGAAGCGCCAAACCGTCAGGATCGTCAAATGGCTCGGGTAGTATGATATCTACGTGCATTTCTAGCAGTGTGTGGCGTGGGTCATCGCTGTAAACAGGCTCTGTCCCGTCCATTTCGTTGTATTTTTCTTCAATGTCCGTAATATCACGCGTTGGTTCCGGTAGTTCTATGTCTGCGTAGAACCCATTTACCTGCAATGCGCGAATTTCTTCATAAGTCTTCTTCATAACGTGCGTATAGCGAGGGCAGGTACGCAAATTAGACGCGCCATAGGACGCTACAAAGTCTTCGGCAGGCACAAATACAGATACAGGACGCTCTAAGATCGGGTCGTAGTATATTTTCTTAAATGCGGACCCAGCTAACGGAAGTTTGAACAGCATCTGCTCCATTTCGTTCCGGTAGTCGGGCATTTCTTCCGTTATGAGGTAATTGAGTTCTGTCTCTACACGCTGAGATTGTTTTAATTTCTCAGGAGTCATCTTACCCACGATTTTTGACTTCACAGGGCCAGCCGCAGGCATAAGTTCACTCATAGCCTGCGCTTGGAACCGCACTACAGCCTCGGTGAGCATAGGGTGGTACACCCCAGATGCCCCCTGCCAAGGCTGTGAACGGTCCTCAATCTTCATACCCAGCAAATCTAGGCCGTTTATGTATGATGTAGCCCATTCTTTACGTGACGCACGGTCATTGTCGAAGTCTTCAACTAGCTCAGACGCCATACTCTCCAACATCGCGTCCTCAATACCTTCGGCTAGGTTCGCGTTGTGATCTGCCATAGCTGCATCAAGGTCATCATCAAGGCCGGGACTTCCAAAGTTTATAACTACAGACCCATCATCCATCTCGACTTCAACTGCGCTATCAGCGTCGGCCATAACTTCTACTTCCAAGTCTGGACCTTCGCCTAATAACTCAACCTCATTGGGAGTCATCATCTTTTCAATCGCCATGTCGGGCCTCGCTACGGTGTTTCTCTTGTAGTTCTAACAAATAAATATACCTTTGTCGATGTGAGGGTGCCCTATAGGTTGGGAGGAAACCCAGAACACCCCCACGGGACGCGGCCAGCGTCCTACAGGCGTGATACCAAAACCTACGTGATAAAGCTAGCACGTTAATAATAGTCCGCTCTTTGAGGTATATCAGGCTCGTCATCCCACACATCAGTAGGTAGTCGTATGAACCCACCCTGTCTAAAACGCAACAGGGCCATAACTGTAGAGTCAACTTGGTCATCGTTAGACATAAACGGAAACCCAGCTATTTCTTCTACTAACTCTTCTGCCCAGCGTTTAGCGGGAACCCAACACAGCTCTGACCGTATTATGTCAGCCACAGAGTTGAGACGTGCCATCTTATCACCTGACCCACGGTGCGGTGTGTACTCCTGCACAGGTAGGTCCATACGTCTCATCTCTTGATACAGGGCTGACCCCGATGACTTCTTTTCCACGATAAACGCGTCAGGTTCCCAATCATGGTATTCCCGTACAGCCAACTCTTTTAGCTCTGGAAACTCCATACGCTCTTTTATAGCATTCAACAGGATGAGGTTGTGCATCTCCTCTTCTTCGTTGAAGAACACCCCCCACGTTGTCAGCGATGTATAGTCAGCGCGGTTGTGCTTCTCGGCTGCAGCATCAAGTGACATTATAATATACTCACAGTCAGGCGGATCATCGTCTGCCCATATGCGCCACCACTCACGTTTGACGATAGACGCTTCTTCTGCGGTGGGTTGCTGCTGATACTGTGCGTTCCACTGAAACGAAGGCATAGATGACTTCGTGCGTAGCAGCGCCTCTAAGTCAAAGAACTCAGGCCACAGTGGTTTCTGTATGGGCTTACCGTCATCATCTTCAGAATCTAGGATAGCAGGAAACTCTATAATCTCAAACTGATCTGACTTCTCGTTCTTCACCATATCAGCGGTCACACGACCTGTTAGGTCATCCATGTGCCAGCGCGTCTGTATTATCGCTACTGAACCTCCCGGCATAAGACGAGTACGCGCACCAAAGGTGTACCACTCGTATGCTCTCTCAAACACAGAGAAGTTACCGTTAATAACATCCTGCTCAGAATGAGGATCGTCAATGAGCAGGAGGTCAGCGCCCCGACCAGCAAGAGCAGAACCAACACCACACGCATAATACTCACCACCGAAATTCGTATTCCACCGCCCCGCAGACTTACTATCTACCGCTAGTTTAACTGTGGGGAATATATCTTTAAAGTCATCTAGGGAGATGAGGTTACGTACCTTACGCCCGAAGTCCACAGCAAGGTCTGTGGTGTGAGACACCATCATAACCTTCTTGGTAGGGTTACGCCCCAAGAACCACGCAGGAAAATATATAGATACTAGCTGTGACTTGCCGTGACGTGGGGGTATGTTGACACAGATACGATCCTCATCACCCGCTTCAATAGCCATCAGCAAGTCAGCGAGTATGCGATGGTGACGCCCCACAATATAGTCAGGCTGCATCCGCTTGCAGAACTCTATAAGGTCATCGTAGGCGGTCTTGTTACGCTTACGTACCCCTAGCTCTTCTACTAGCTTGTCTATCTCGGCTATTTCTTCGTCTGAGAAGCTGTCCAAGTTGTCCAGCATGTGCTGAACTTCTTCCTCGGAGAAGCCATTTGTGACGTTATCCTTCATCGCTTATTCCGAGTTCGGCGTCTATGTCTATAGTCTGACCATCTAGGATTACGGCATCTTCTACATCATCGTCTGGCGTAACATCTACGAGTTTAGTTAACTTATCCCGCAGTCTATCTCTGATATCGTCTGTAGTCTGGTGAGTGACAGTTACT